GTACCCATAAACCAGGATTAAGTGTTACATCGTCAGAGGAAGACTCTCCCCATGCAACATAAGCTGAAATATCACTGACGGTCACACCTGCGCTGTGTGTTGATTTTGTTGTACCATTAACACCTCTAGCGCCACCACTTAAGGTCCCTGTTGTTGTGTTATTATTTGTATAACTAATATCCTCTGTTCCAATTCTAATTTCTCCAGAAGCAGGGAACGCTGTAGAACTTGCAATAATAATAGTTGTGTTCACTGTATCTGTTATAGCTGTTGATAATGTAGTTGTTGCAATACCTGAAGCTGTTCCACCATAGTTACCGGTACCAAAACCAAAACCACCTAGTTGTTGAGAGGGTCCAACACTATAATAAACATTACCGGTAGCATCACCAGAATTACTTAAAGGTGTACCGGATTCATTGGATGCCATAGTAACGGTAATTGTTGTAGAACTTGGAACCGAAGTAGCCATAAAAGTTTTTTCTTCGAAAGAAGCATTAGTAAAAGTAGAACCACTTAACCCAGTGACGTCATCAAAGAACACAATATCATCTTCAACCATTCCATGCGTTGAGCCAAAGGTAATTGTAACAGTAGGTTGACCTGAAACACTTGAAAAATTACAATTTGTTATAGCTGTTCTAACTGGAGTGATATCATAGTACTGACCCGCACTATAGGCATATAAAATTCTGTTGGTTCCTATTGCAGCATATTTAATACCGGCATTATTATCCCAATGATGAAGTGCTCTTGCAGCACCTGTTAGTTTATCTTCACCTAACTGATCCCAGCCACCTATTTTTTCAGGTGAACCATATCTAAAACGAATATTATCACCATCAAACCATTGACCTTCGGCCCCTGTTTCGGTAACTTGTTTGTTTATTCCTGGAGCAAAGCCTAATTTTTGTAGCATATAAAAACCTATTTATTAGGTAGTATATCAGATTGACAGTGATTTCAATAAGTATTAATTACCAAGACCAGCTTACAAAAGAATAACGTTTTCCCTTAGTTACTGGTTTAACCTTATGTGGGTACATAAAATTGGAAGGAAATAAAAGTATATCACCTTCTTTTAATGTAATTTTATAATCATCAAAAAAAATTAACTCACCCCCACTATAATTATCGTTTAATGCTCCAATCAAACTTAAAGTTGGATTACCTTTTCTTTCGCCATCAAACAAGGATTTAATATGATCAATATGTTTAGTCATTATTTGACCCTTACTATATCGGTTAAATTTGATATGGGAAAAACCGGCCCAACCATTGTGATATTTTTGTTTATATTCTTTTAATATATATTTCTCTAACGCTTTCCAAACTAAGTCATGGAGATCCTTATAATAAGTTAAAGATTCATCTGCCCAAAGTATATTTAATTCTTTTTTTCTTATGATAGTCTTTGAAGTGACGCTATTCACATGAAAATGAGAGTGCCATTTTTTCTTAGATATTTCTTTTATAGTGGTTTGGATAATTTTTTTAGGTATCCAATTTTTTAAATGGAGAATGTAATCTGTTAATTTTTCTTTTTTCATTGTATTTTTAATTCAGTTAAATTTTTATTTACACCCAGATCCCCTTTAATAAAAACATTAAAAGCCAAGCTAGTTCTAGTATTATTTCCTTTTTTAGTTTCTACCATATGCTCTAATGATGATGGAAATAAAAATAATTGACCAGTTTCAACAGGAAACCACCAGGAACCTGAATTAAATGTATTAAATTTATCCACTGCAGGTTCAATTGAATTAAAAGTATTTTTAAAAAAATGAATTTTATCATGTTTCTTATCTGCATCTATATAAAAAACACCCGATACTATGGAGTTAGCATGTCTATGTTTATGATGATATTGATCTTTTTTAGTATAGTTTAACCAAGACTGGGTTATATAGGGACTTACATTTTTTGCAGATAATATTTGTTTAAAATAATCTTGTACTATTACTTCTAGTTCTTTTTTTAATGTATTAAAAATTTTATTATAAAGAATATATGTATCATTAGACGTTGTGTTTCCTTCATTTTTGTAAGTATCACGTTTAGTCTTTTGAATAAATTTATTTTCTTTAGTGGTAAATTTTCTTTTTAATTCGGAGATATAAATAGGCGTTGGAAATAGTCCATGAACTGTAGAATCAATCATATTTTATGTATCTCTGTTAAATAATTAAATAAACTTTTTTCTTTTTCTAAATCAATATTATTTTCCCCATGTTTAGTATTAATTTCTATTAAAGCCCCGTCTAGTATTGTTTTTAATTCCTTTTTACTATGGTATCTAAGGAGACTTATTTCATCGGTTGGTGACCAATCCATACCTGCAGCAATACAATGAAGACCTCCAGTAGAAGAATGGTGAAAACCAAATGCTCTATCTCTAACGGCAGTATCTATCCCCACCCCTAGTTTAGGTAATCTATTTAACATAGTCTTACTCCATTGAGTATTAAATATACTTTTCCAATAAGGAGTATCATTCCTATGAGAAAGTGCATAATGTAATGCAACAAATTCCGCAAAATTATCAAAAGTTTCTCTACAATAGAAATTAAAATTATCTTTGTCAAATTGAGATACCTTACCACGTTGTAAATTTCTCACTAAATTAATTAAAAATTCATGTACAGAAAATAAACCATTTCCTTCTAGAGGTTCAATAAAACCAGCAGATAATCCGATTGCACATACATTCTTGACCCATAGTCTTTTATAAATACCCACCTTGCTTTTAATTTTTTTAAACTGTAAATCCTGTTCACCTAAATAGTTTTTAAATTGTTTTAAAGCACTGTCGTCATCTATGAATTTACTAGAGTATACATATCCAGTTCCCATTTTAGACCATAGAGGAACTTTCCATACCCAGCCATTTTGAATAGCTGTGCAATTTGTATAAGGAACTAATTCTTTTTTTTTATTTTTGTAAGGTAGTCTTGTAGCCCAAGCAGAATCATTAGGGAGCATTTCACTATAAGATTCAAAAGGTTCTTTTAAAGTTTCTCCAAGCAATAAAGATTTAAACCCAGTGCAATCAATATATAAATCAGATTTATGTTTATTGTTTAAAGAAACAATTCCATTTTCATCTTGTTTTATATCTTTAATATGTTCTTCTATAAATTTCACACCTCTAGGGATACAGTAGTTATTCTTCAACCATTTACCAAATTTAGAAGAATCAAAATGAAAAGCATAAGGAAGTTTATTGGAAAATTTATTATTATTTATGTAGTGCATTTGAGGGTAAAAAGTTTCAGCATACGTAGAACTAAGTTTTTTAGGGTTTTTTAATTTAGCTAACCACCAACTATTAATACCCGAAGATACGTTTGTTTCATTGGGAATACCAAAAGGATAATGAAAAGATGTACCTTTTTTATAAAAATCTGTAAATTTAATACTTAACTTATAGGTTCCGTCTGTTTCTTTTAAAAATTTTTTTTCATCTATTTCTAATAATTCACACCATTTAGTAAACTGATTAAGAGTACTTTCACCAACCCCAACTGTCGAAACATCAGGACTTTCAATTACAGTTATTTTTTTATTAGGGAAAAACTTAATTAAAGTTGCTGCTGTCATCCAGCCGGATGAGCCCCCACCTATTATAGTTATCGATTTCATTTATCTTTTTTACTTTCTTTTATTATTTTTAACTAGAACTACTGTACTAAGAATAATCTGGAATGTCAAGTATGTCCCAACTTATAGTGGCTTCGTTCCAAATATAACGTTGGTTTTCACTTAATAATGATGAATCTGGTTTGGCTACAGGAGGTTCCCATACACAAGTTGTTTCATTTAATACAAAACTAGGGTTTTCCGTAGGGAATGGATATAAAAAAGCATCTCTACTTTCATCATAAGTAAAGAATTCAGAGGGATGATTTTTTCTAAAAGGTGTACCCCCTAAACCATGTTGGTTACCCTGTGTATTATAAGAAGTTTGTTTCCAAACAGCTTCTGGTTCATTATATAAAGTTCTTAAAAAATTAAGTCCTCTTACTTCTTCTTCTTGTCCAGTTGCCGGATTTGTTAATACATTATTGTGTACAGACTCTACTGTTGTCACTATATTGTTTGAATCTAATTTTGCGAATGATGCCATTATGATACGTAACTCCCACTTGCATTAAATTGAAGAATTGTATTGTCACCACTTTCAGTGACCGTTGGAGAACCTGTTGTAGTTCCTGAATATCCTACCGTTGGAAAACTTAATATAACTACACCTTTACCGCCAGCAGCCGCTGGTGTAGAATAACTTGATCCACCCCCACCACTACCTGTATTAGCTGTTCCAGCTGTAGCAGCCGCTGAAGTCCAACCACCTTGACCACCGCCACCTTCACCACCATTTGGAGTAGGTGGAGCAGAAGGTTGACCAAAACCCCCACCACCTGCTCTTGTTACTGCGGAACCTGTTATTGAACTCGATGCGCCTGCACCACCTCTAGATTGTGTTCCACCTGGTGCTGTTGCACCACCACCAGAACCTGCTCGTGCTGCATTAGCACCAGATCCACCATTAAAACCTTGGGCCGGAGAAGTACTAGGTGTATTACCTGGACCACCAGGACTTCCACCGGGGCCAGCTCCACCGCCGCCACCAGATCCACCAGATCCACCTCCTGTGCCACTACTTCCACCATAACCTCCTCTAGCCGATTCAATTGTTGTTAAACCAGTACCTACGAAGCTAGAAATATTACCCGCACCACCATTAGTATTTGCAGGTGAAGCACCTGCACCTCCATCTCCTACTGTTATTGTAATTGTTGTATCAAGAGCTACTGTAGTTTCAGTTGCAGTTCTGTAACCGCCAGCTCCACCACCGCCTGCTCCTTCAGAGTGACCAGCAGGACTTGATGTTGCACCACCACCACCTCCAGCTATAACTAAAAAATCAATATCATAGGGTTCTCTTGGAATTCCACCACCAGCACCAAATCCTAAGACTTGATAACCAAAAGATTTTCCTCTTTTAGATTGTATATTTTTTGTGTTCTTACCTGAAGTAAGTATATTTTTTAAATCTCTCATATCTAAACCTCTTATGCGTCGTTAGCTGCATCAGTAGTAAAGAATAGTTTAACACCTAGTACTCTTGCATCGGCACTAAAAGTATCTCCACCTGCGTTTGCATCTCTATATAATTGAAAATAAGTTTGTTGGTCTACTGCAGGAGAACCTGCGATTGTTACATCACCACTTACAGCTGAAACTTGTTGATCTTCAATTGCTCCAATACCTGCATCTGTAATATTTACTGCTGTTCCGTAAACAACATCAATAGTATCATTGTCACCACAAGAAACTCCTTGTAAACCAAAAATACAGTCACCTGTATTCGTAGAAGCTGGTGTCCAATATACTTGATAAGTTATTGTACCTTCATTCCATGATTTAGGAAAAGCCACTGAAAATTGTGCAAATTCATCTGTAGCAGCATCAAAATCTAATACTTTCATATCAGGTCTTGTTGCTGTTGTTTCAACTTGTTGTGCATCAGCACCATTAGTTGAAGCTCCATACATTGCTGAAGATGGAATCCACATAGTCTCCAGTCCTGCAATTTTTAAAGCTGAACCTGCGCCTTGTAAAACACCAGTACCTTTTGGTACTAAATTTAATCCAATATTAGTATCACTACCTGTTGCTGTAAATGCTGGGTTATTACCTGTTGCAGCATTTGCGTAAGTTAATTCATTAACTGCTGAAGCGGTAGCTGTTAATAAAAATAACTCAGCTCCGTTAGTATCTAAAATTGAAGTCCCAATTTTAGGGGCTGTTAAAGTTTTGTTTGTTAAAGTTTGTGTTCCAGTAAGAGTTACATCTCCAGCTGAAGTTGAAAATCCTGTATCATAAATACCTGTGTTTGTTGCAACACCATCTGCATAAATTATTTTCCAACCTTTATCTGTACCTGCCCAAGTGACCGTAGCCCCTGAACCTGAAATTGCTTTTAATTGTACTGTTGGAGTACCTGATCCATTAGTAGTTGCATTTTGAATAATGTAAAAGTTTTCCATCAAAACCGGAAGTGTTACAACCTGGTTTCCTGTAATGGATCCTGTAAGTTTGATAATTCTATTCTGGGCCTTACCTGTTGTATTGCCATCTACTACATCTAAATTTGTAGTTTGAGCTCCACCTGCAATAGATACTTCTAAATATCCACCAGTAATTTGTTCGATTGCACTTAAATTTGTATTTGTTTTTGTTCCCCAACTACCAGCGTTTTCGCCGGTTGCCATTAATTGTAAACCAAGTTCTGTGTACGTTGATGCCATAATTTTGTTCTCCTATTAAGCTGCGTGATTAACGTCTGTATACGATGTATTGCCTGTTATGTCAACATCTTCATATCCGATTGTTCCGAAACCTACTGTGTTTAAACTAGCAGTAAACGCCTGTCCTGTCAATCCTACAGTCATGTTTGTTGGACTTATTGCTCCTACATCTGCTGCAAAAGTTACACCAGTTAAACCTACTGCCATACTATCTACAGTAGTAGACCCTATATCTGCTGAAAAAGTTACACCAGTTAAATTAATTAATTCTATTGAACTCGGTTCAAGATTTGCTGGTGTTTGTGCAACAATATCTAAACCAGTTAATGCCGCAATTGTATTTGGTGTAACTACTGGTGTTCCTAAATCAACACTTGCTGTTAAACTTGCTAAACCTTGACTATGGTCATTACCATTACTCATACCTAACGTGCCAATACCAGCACCTATTGTTGGGGGTGCGGAAATAGGAAATATCATATCAAGTCTACTGATTGTAAGATCACCTAAATCAGCAGCTAAAGTTACACCGGTTGGTACAATTATACTTTCAGGTTTAAATGTAAATTCTCCACCCCATTGTCCATCACCAAATGAGTTTAGTCCCCAACCCTCTGGTCCAAGATGGGCAGACATTGATAAACCATCTATTAAAACAGTTGTAGTATTTTGTCCCCAGTTACCAGTACCCCATTCATCTCTACCCCAACCTTCTTCAGATTGTGCATAAGGTAATTCACCTAACTCTGAAGTTATACTAAAACCAGTGATTGCAATTGCAGGACTATAACTTTCTCCCCAAGGTTCCTGACCCCAGTTATCTCTACCCCATCCTTGTTCAGATGAAGCAATTACTGTACCTATATTTGCTGAAAGAGTGATACCGGATACAGCTTGAGTCCAGTTATTTTGATTTCCCCAATCTCCTTGTGACCAGGTAGTACCGGATTCGTTCCAAGAGTTAGCCATAAGGATCTACTCCCTATGCTGTTAGTCTCAGAATAGCTGATGATGAATCGTTAGTTGGAAATTGAATTGTAAAAGTTCCTGAAGAAACAGTTTTGTCTCCACCGAAAGCTACAGAACATACAGCTTCTGTGGTACCAGATCCACCGTTAGCTTGTGTGTTATAAATTAAACAACCGTTCGCTGTGAAAGATGCTGATGTCCAAGACGTGTCAGAAAAATCTGTGAACGCAGTTGTAGAAGTTAAACCTACACCAGTATTTACAAGAGTGTTTCCTGCTGTTGTGTATCCGTTACCGTTTGCTACTTCGTTTGTAGAACTATAATCTGTAGTGGTTGCGTTTAAAGTTGCTGAACTTGTATACAAAGCTATTTTGAAAGTGTCTCCACCTGATCCATTAGCATCAAAATCATGATACCCTTGAAATAATTCTTTTTTAAAACTTGAACAAACTGCTGATGATATTGCCATAATATTTATCTCCTAATTTTTAGGGTGAAGGTGATTTAACTTGTATCCTAACGGTTCCGTCAGTGTAGTCGTCTCGTCTTCTTCTCCCCAGTTGCATTCCTGCAAACTGTTGTATGCTTGTTTTATATTTATTTTCATACAATGTCAACATGTCCATTGGACCTTTTAAAAATCCGTAAGCTTCCACTAAAGTAGCATATAATAGAGCTTGAGGGAAGTAATTACTTATGTAAGTAGTTGTATTTGATGCCGATAATGCTACCGGCAACTTGTTATAATATATTCTAAACTTGTAATTGGCATCGGGCGTAGGGGCTAAATACAAGCCTCCTGAGGTACTGTCTGTTAAACCTGTAGCTCCACCAAACATTGCGTAATACTTAGGCATTCCTGTGACGTCCTGAGCCGTTAAATCACCCTCTGGTCCCGTTAGTCTACCCACAAGTTCTGATAAATAAGTTTGGTCCTTTTTCTCTAACCAAGTACCTTGTTCTGTAGTATTTGTAATATTAAATACTTCGACACCTCTTATAAATAAAGCTCCTGCTGGAGAATTAATTGTGTTATCATCTGCAACTAAAGTACCCTCTTTAACAAATCTATCTGAATCCATTGGACAATCAATATTAATTCTATGTTCCGCAGCCATTATGAAATCATCAATAATACCTTGAGTTAAAACTGTAATATCAACTTCTGTAAAATTTCTAATTGCTGTCGTTAAAGTTGCGTATGTATAATGTGTTGCCATAATTAAGCCTTATCATTTAAGGGTCCGATTGTACACTGAAAACCGCCCCCGGTTTCTGTGCTTGTAGCATTACTTACTAACGTAACATTTATAC